ACTGCCGAACATTTCAGAGCAACTGAATATGACCTTGCTGGTTTCTGTACTGGTATTGTAGAGAAGAACCAGATTGTTGACGGCAGTAACATCAGAGCAGGTGATGTAGTTATTGGTATTGAGAGCAGTGGATTCCATAGTAATGGATATACTCTTATCAATGATATGTTGTCTAGAGATTTTATCTCATATAAGTACATGCCTGAGTTGCTGAGACCAACCACCATCTATTCCCGTCTAATCCAGCACCTGTTGGACGAAGTTCCGATTCTTGGTATGGCGCACATTACGGGCGGAGGACTTCCTGAGAACCTTCCTAGGTGCCTTCCAAAGGGTCTGACTGTTGACGTGGACTATGGAGCATGGGATGTCCCAGATATGTTTGAGATTATTCAGAATGCGGGTAATATTTCTGATGATGAGATGCGGAACGTATTCAATATGGGTATTGGATTCTGTCTGGTTATACCGGCAGAAGTAGCAGAACATACACAATGTCTTATTTCAGATACTCCATTTGGTATGAGGTCTTGGATTATTGGAAATGTCCGAGAACAATAACATATTTTTGATATGCTTGATACAAAAGTGTATCATAGTGATACACTAATTTCTAAATAATTTTGTAATCAATTAGGAGGCATCAATGAACTTCACCACCACTGCTTTAGCAGCTGGAACTCTAATGACTATTTTTATTGGAGTTCCCATTACTACATTTGTTTCTTAGCATATGGAAATCTTAGCAACCCTTGCCATTTTTGGAGCAGTAATGAGTGGAGCATTTGCACTCACCCCTAAAAAATAAATACTAAATAAAACTGAATATCGTCGCCGCAGAGGGGCAACTGGCCAAATCCAGTTGACGCCCCTCTTTTTTCTTGGTAGAATATGTATAGGAAATTTTGAGTTATGGCAATTAAATTACTGCTCCTAAAGTCTGGAGAAGACATGATCGCTGATGTCAGTGAGATGGCATACGGGGAAGATGATTCTCGTAGAGTTGTTGGATACTATCTTAATCGTCCTTGTATTATTAAGATGCGTGACCCAAACACTTTTGAAGATGAGAGTGAGGGTAGAGCACGTAAGGCTGGATTTGAAGTCTCTCTGTTCCCTTGGATTCCCCTTTCAGCAGAAGAGACTATTCCCATTCCATCCGACTGGGTTGTGACTATGGTCGAACCCACTATTAAACTAAAAGAAATGTATGTTGAGGACATCGTAAAATATGGAAAAAACAATCAAAGCGATTCTACTGGAGAACAATCAGATTCTGATCAGTCAGATTGATGAAGTTGCTGCATCAGTTCCTGGAGAACCAGATTGCAAACTGACCAAACCTTTTGTTGTTGTGGAAGGTGGCATGTTAGAATCATGGATGATGGATGTCACGAGGAATGATGAATTTATGATCAGTTCTGATAAAATTTTAACTCTTGTAGATCCGACCCCAACTCTAATCGAAAAGTATGAGGACCTGACCAAGTAATGGCACTATCTAAACAAACTCTTGATCATCTATGTGATGCAGAATCTCATATTCGTGCAGCAATCAAATCTGCCGCAGTAAATGAGAAACCACTGGTAGTAAAACAACTGTCAGAAATTCTAATGAGCATGGAGCAAACTAAAAAGTTTGACGAAATTATGGATCTTCTTGATAGTAGAGAACCTGGTAGTAGGGGTCAATTTGGTTCTTTTTTTAATGACGACGAAGAATGAAGTTTTACACTAATGTTCAATTAATTGGTAATCAATTCCTTGTTCGTGGAGTTGAGAATGGTAGAAGGTATGAGTTTAGGGATGAGTTTTTCCCTACTCTATTTGTGAAGAGTAAGAAAGATACTAAGTATAGAACATTAAGTGGAGAACCTGTAGAAGAAATTCATCCTGGTAGTGTTCGCGACTGTCGCGAGTTCTACAAAAAATATGATGAAGTGGAGGGATTTGGTATCTATGGAAACGACAGATACATCTACCAATATATTTCAGAGAAGTATCCTCAGGATGAAATCAAGTTCGATATCAGTAAGATAAAACTAATTACTATTGATATTGAGACTGCATCTGAAAGGGGATTCCCTGATGTAGAATCTGCGTCAGAAGAGATTCTTGCGATTACTATTCAGGATTATAATACAAAAAAGATTACTACTTGGGGTATAAAACCCTTCTTCAATAAACAGGACAATGTAACCTATTATCACTGCCCTACAGAACAAGAATTGCTGAGCCACTTTATTAATTACTGGATGGTTGATGTACCAGATGTAATTACTGGTTGGAACATTCAGTTCTATGATATTCCATATATCTGTAAGAGACTCAATCGTGTATTGGGTGAGAAATTGATGAAGAGATTCTCACCATGGGGACTTGTTACAGAGAACGAAGTTACTATTAAGGGTAGAACTCAAACCACATTTGATGTTGGTGGAGTGACGCAACTTGATTATCTTGATCTGTATAAGAAGTTTACTTATAAGGCACAAGAATCATATCGCCTGGATTATATTGCTGAAGTAGAACTTGGACAGAAGAAACTTGATCACTCCGAGTTTGATACTTTTAAGGACTTCTACACTCACGGTTGGCAGAAGTATATTGAATATAATATTGTTGACGTAGAACTTGTTGACCGACTGGAAGACAAGATGAAACTGATTGAACTTGCTTTGACTATGGCATATGATGCTAAGGTTAATTATGCAGATGTGTTTTATCAGGTTCGTATGTGGGATACGATAATTTATAACTATTTGAAGAAGAGGAATATTGTTATTCCCCCCAAGAACAAGTCTCAAAAAAACGAAAAGTACGCAGGTGCTTATGTCAAGGAACCGATTCCGGGAAAGTATGATTGGGTTGTGTCTTTTGACCTTAACTCTCTGTACCCTCATCTTATCATGCAGTACAACATCTCCCCAGAAACCTTACTGGAAGAACGACATCCCACGGCTACGGTTGACCGAATCCTTGATGAAGAAATAAACTTTGAGTTGTATAAAGATAATGCGGTGTGTGCTAATGGTGCAATGTTCCGCAAAGATGTTCGTGGGTTCTTACCAGAACTCATGGAGAAGATGTATGGAGATCGTGTAATCTTTAAGAAGCGAATGCTTCAAGCAAAGCAAGAATATGAGAAGACACCTACTAAGGCACTGGAAAAAGAGATTTCCCGGTGCAACAATATCCAGATGGCTAAGAAGATCTCACTCAACTCTGCTTATGGTGCTATCGGTAATCAGTATTTTAGGTACTATAAACTGGCCAATGCGGAGGCGATTACGCTTTCTGGTCAAGTCTCTATCCGTTGGATTGAGAGTAAGATGAACCAATATCTAAATAAACTGTTGTCTACAACTGACGAGGACTACGTAATTGCATCTGACACAGATTCAATTTATCTTAACCTTGGACCTCTTGTTGATAAATTTTTTGCTTCTAAGTCTGGCGACAAGGTTGCGATTGTGGGATTACTTGACAAGATCTGTGAAGACAAGTTTGAACCATACATCGAGAGGTGTTATCAGGACTTGGCATCGTATGTTTCGGCATACGACCAAAAAATGCAAATGAAGCGTGAGAACATTGCTGATCGTGGTATTTGGACTGCGAAGAAGCGATACATTCTCAATGTGTGGGACAGTGAAGGTGTTCGATATGAAGATCCCAAACTTAAGATGATGGGTATTGAGGCTGTTAAATCATCTACACCTGCACCTTGTAGAAAGATGATTAAGGATGCCTTGAAATTGATGATGACTGGAACTGAAGAGGATGTTATTCACTACATTGATAAGTGTCGTGAAGACTTTAAAAAACTTCCGCCAGAACAGATCTCATTTCCACGATCCGTATCAGATGTTGTAAAGTATAAGTCTTCATCTGACATATACTCTAAAGGAACTCCTATTCACTGTCGGGGAGCATTGTTGTTTAATCACTATATTAAGAAGAACAAACTTGATAATAAATATTCTCTTATCCAAAATGGAGAAAAGATTAAATTTTGTTATCTAAAGAAACCAAATATTATTCATGAGAATATCATTTCATTCATTCAAGACTTCCCGACAGAACTTGGTCTTGACAAGTACATCGACTATGACTTACAATTTGAGAAGTCCTTTGTCGAACCACTGAAAGCAATTCTTGATGCGATTGGTTGGAATGTCGAAAAAACTGTAAACCTGGAATTATTTTTCTCCTAATGGACCTACCTATTAACGACAAAGAACTTGGTACTATTATTAGTGCCATGCGTCTCGGGGGAGATGCTGCCCTGTATCAGAAATTGAAAAGGATTAAGGATATCCGTGATGAGAATCCAGGAGGACCTTACAAAAAAATTGCCCGTGAAGAATTTGGAATTGTTATTTAATGGATTTTTTAAAAGAAATTGTAAAAGAGATTGGAGATGACTATACCCAACTCGCATCAGACATCGACGACACAGAAACTTTCGTGGACACGGGTTCGTACATTTTTAACGGACTCGTATCAGGTAGTATATTTGGTGGTTGTTCTGGGAATAAGATTACTGCCATTGCTGGGGAGTCTTCTACTGGCAAGACTTTCTTTAGTCTCGCTGTGGTTAAGAATTTTTTGGATAGTAATCCTGGTAGTTACTGTTTGTACTTTGACACTGAAGCAGCAGTTAACAAGTCTCTTCTTAAAAGCCGTGGCATTGACTTAGATCGATTGGTTGTTATCAATGTTGTTACGATCGAACAGTTCAGACAGAAGGCACTGCAGGCAGTAGACATATACTTAAAAAAATCTGAAGAAGAACGCAAACCCTGTATGTTTGTGTTAGACTCTCTTGGTATGCTTTCCACAGAGAAGGAGATTCGTGATGCTTTAGACGATAAGCAAGTCAGGGACATGACCAAATCTCAACTTGTTAAGGGAGCATTCCGTATGCTTACGCTCAAACTTGGTCAAGCAAAAATTCCATTAATCGTCACTAATCATACCTATGATGTCATTGGTTCTTATGTCCCTACAAAGGAAATGGGAGGAGGTAGCGGTCTCAAGTATGCAGCAAGTACAATCATCTATCTCAGCAAGAAGAAAGAGAAGGATGGAACAGAAGTCATTGGAAACCTTATCAAGGCTAAGACGCACAAGTCACGTTTAAGTAAGGAGAACAAGGATGTTACTATACGTCTCTATTACGATGAGCGTGGTCTTGATCGATATTATGGTCTTCTTGAGTTGGGTGAACTGGGAGGTCTCTGGAAAAATGTTGCAGGTCGTTATGAGATAGACGGTAAGAAAGTCTATGCCAAGGCAATCTATAAAGACCCAGAAGCATATTTCACACCTGAAGTGATGGAGAAACTGGATGCAATTGCAAAGGAGGAGTTTAGTTACGGTTCATGATTAAAGTTATCAAAACTGGAATCAACGTAAGTAAAGTCGTCGAACAACTAAAGAAGTATCCACAGGACTGGGACCATCAGAAAAATCTGAAGGACTCCCAGTCTTTAGTTGATAGAGGATTTTCAGACTTGCCAGTTAGCGCACTTCAACTTATAATGGGTGGAGTCAAAACCAAAGAAG